CCCGATGGAGAAGACGACACGGAGTCAGACGCGTCGGTGACCATCGATCGGGACGAAGATCGCGGTTGGCAACGTTCTATATTCTGGTAGGAGTGTGCTATGGCGGTAGGCAATGATCCGGATTTCGCTCGCGACGTAAACAGCAACGGGCAGAACAGGTGTAGTTTTCCCAACCGCAATCAGGAGCGCGTGGCCAAGTACAACCTGCGCGAGTCCTATCGTCTGGTTACCTGGGTCTACGCCTGTATCAACGTCATTGCCGAGTCCATCTCTGGAGTCCCGCTAAAGTTCTACGACGGGCCGCCGGAAGACACGGAGAAAAAGGAAGTACCGAAGAAGCATCCGGTCAACCAGTTGTTCAGTCCTCCCAAGCCGATGGAGATTCTCACCAGGGAGGACTACGTAAAGAACGTGTTCATCAACCTCGGCAACTTCGGGGAAATCTTTTCCCCGCTCGAGATGAAAGCCGGGATACCTGAGAACATCGACATCGTGAATCCCTACCAGTTCGAGGCCATGCGCAGGGAGAACAACGACCTGTACGCGTGGAAGTACACCCGCATCGGCAGGGACGGCAAGCAGATGGCTCCGATCACGCTTGCCGATGGTCAGGTGCTCCAGTTCAAGTACTACGACCCCTTCAACAGGGTGCGTGGACTGACTCCTCTGGCGGCCGGTCGCCTTCCGCTCGAGCAGGAAGTCAACATGTCAGTCTGGAACGCAGGCTTCTTCCAGGGCGGTATCCGTAACCCGGTAGTCATCCTGCTCAAGCAGCTTCTTGGCACCGGTGCCAGCAGGAAAAACTTTCTGGATCAGATTCAGCGGGACTACACCGGCTTCGTCAAGGGCCATGGGCCGCTGGTTCTCGAGGGCGGCGCGGATGCAAAGCCCCTCATGCAGTCGCTCAAGGACCTGGACTTCATCGAAGGGAAGAACCTGACTCGTGAGGAAATCTGCGCCCTATTCGGCGTTCCTCCCGCGCTCGTCGGCATCTTCCGCTATGCGAACTATGCAAACTCCCGCGAACAGATCCGCCTATTCTGGCTCAATACGCTAGTACCGAAGATGCGTCTCTTCCGTAACGTCATCCAGGTGAGCCTGCTCGATAAGTATTGGAACGACATCTACGTGGATTTTGACTGGAGCAAGGTTGACGCGCTCGGCGTAGACCCAGTCCAGAAGGCCACGATGCACAACCTAGATACTTCTGCCGCGAACAATCTCTACAACATGGGCTACACCAAGGAAGAGATCGCCCTGTACATGGGCGAGCCCAGACTTGTTGGCGATGGCAAGGCCAAGCCGCCCCCGCCCAAGCCCGTTGCCCCCAAGGCACCGGTGGCCGGTCCCCCTGCGGCCGCGCCGGCGCCGACCAACCCCAAGAAGCCAGCCAAGCCCCCCGGCCGTCCTGCCAAGCCGAAGGGAATTGCCACAAGGGGTGTAGAGGAAGAGACCGTCATCTGGAACCTCGACTCTGAGTTCCTGACCAACTACGCGGCCGAGTATCAGCGCACGATACTCGATCCGTTCGCGGCTGAGTACCTGCGTTTTGTGAAAACGTTTACCAAACAGGTGCTGGCCGAGACCAATGATGCCGAGATCAACCACCTGAAGTGGGAGGCCCAGTGGAAAGCGTCTATCGAGTCGTTTATCCGCAGGGTCATGTACGAAGGCGTGAAGACGACATTCGCTGAAGCCAATACGGCTGACACATTCACGCCTCTGTCCACCCAGAAGGCTCAGGAGTTGGTCGCGCAGGAAAATCCCGAACGTTCTATCGAGCATTTCGTAAACGAAAGCGCCCGTAAGAGCCTTGTTATCACCGGGATGCTGTCCGGGATGCTCAATAGTTCGTCTTCAAATAAATTGGTGGAAGCCTCCGACGCAGTTATCCTCCCTCTTATGAACATAGAAGAGGCTAATTGGGTGGTAGGCCGCGCGTTCCATCACGGCAAGATGTTGGCTCAGTCCAACCTTGGTGTGACAAAGCACGCTTGGGCTTCCTCACAGTGTCCCAACGGGCACGAACACCTAAACGGTGTTGCAGTGTCCCACTGGGCTGACTTCCCTGAAGGAACAGGTATTCACCCGCTGGCCAAGGAAGCATCTGTTCCTCTGAAAGCCTGTACCTGTACGACGCACCCCACCATGGTAGTCGTGAAACTGAGTACCCGATAAAGGAGGATTAGTTATGCTTATGCAGCTTAAAGGTCTTTTCGAAGGAGTCACAGAAAAGAAGACGGTCGGCGGCCAGACCATCTTCAAGGGCGTGGCGACGAGCCTGGCCCTGGACCGGCACAAGGAAGTTGTAGTCCCCAAGGGCGCCGATCTTTCCAACTTCATGGAGAGCCCGGTTCTTCTGAGCCAGCACGAACACCGCGAAGCACCCATCGGCATGATCACCTCGATCGAGCCCGGCGAAGAGGACATCAAGTTCGAGTTCTGCTTTGACGAGCAGGATCCGGATGCGGTCGTTCTGATGAACAAGGTGAAGAACGGGTTCATGCGCACCTTCTCTATCGGCTTCCTTCCGACCAAGTGGGTTGAGCAGGATGCACTGGTAGACGAGACCGGCAAGATGCTCGAGTCCGTGGAACTAGACGTTGGCGATGAGTCGAAGTACAAGCTCGATCTTTCCCGCTACAAGGCCACTCCCCGCAGGGTCTACACGCAGTGGGAAATGCTTGAGATCTCCCTGGTATCCGTTCCGGCCAATCCGGAAGCCCATGTCCGCATGATGGCCAAGGAACTCATGGAGAACTTCGAAGACGCCGACCCCGCCGTGAAGAGCTTCGTCGAGGAGGAAGTCAACGAGAAGATGTCCTCGCTTGAAGCCATCCTCAAGGAGTTCGAAAAGGAACTGGAAGACTACCACATCAATGGCGCCGTTGCTTCCCACAGCACCAAGATGGTAGAGGGTGCATGGGATGGTTCGATGGCCCGCGCCCGTCTGGCCAAGTGGGCTTCTAGCGACAGTTCCGGCGAGAAGGAAACCATGTCCTGGGGCAAGTATGCTCGCGGGTTTGGCTGGTTCGACAGCGGCAAGAAGGACGCGTTCGGTTCCTACAAACTTCCCCACCACGACATCCGTAGTGGCGAGTTTGTCGGCGTTCGTAGTGGCGTGACGGCTGCAATGGCGGCCTTGCTCGGTGCCCGTGGTGGCGCTGATATCGGGGGAGATGGCTCGGCAGTGCACTCGCATCTTTCCAGGCATTACCGTGACATGGACATGGATCCGCCTGAGTACGGCAAGTCCTACACGGAAGATGAACTGGTGAAGATCAATGAGGGCACGTGGACCAAGCCGATGGACGAAATGGAAGTCGCCGCAGTGGAAACACCGGAGGCTGAAGTGACGCCCGCTCCCGTATCGGACGACCGGATCTCCAAGCTCATTGAACAGATCGAACAGTTCAAGGAGATGCTGGAGACTCGGGCCATTGGGTTTAACATAAAGTTCGAAACCATCCTTGAGTCCGTCAGCGAGATCTCCCGTGCGCTTGCCACCAAGTCGGCAGCGCCGGCAGCCCCCGCCGAACCGGAAGCCGAGGAGGAAGTGGTTGTTCCCGAGGAAGAGTCCGTAGTCACGAGTCTCAAGGATGTGCTCTCTCACTATTCAACCGAGGCTGGCGCAGGCAACTAGCCTCGCCATTAACCAACACGAGGAGGAGTAAGGCAATGAAGAACATGGAAATTACAGAAGACATCGTCAAGGATCTCAAGGGCGCGCTCTCGATGATCAAGGAGAAGGGTGAGACGATCACCCGCCTCCAGACGGCCATCGGCGCAGTTGAGGCCAAGCTGCTCGAGCTCTCGAGCGTCCCGTCCTTCCGTCCGAAGGAGCTGTACCAGTGGGACAACGAGGCCCAGGCCAAGCGGTTCGTTGAGTTCTCGCGCGAGCTGTTCCCGAACGCCACCAAGAGCACCACGCAGTCCTCGACGGATGCGGACGGTGGTTACACCATCCCCGAAGAGTTCCGCAATGTGCTCGTTCGCCTGATCGACACCTACGGCGCCGTCCGCAGTTCAGCCACGACCTTCCCGATGTCGACCGACACCGTGAAGCTCCCCGAGCTGACCTCCGGCCTGACCGTCCGTTGGCCCGGTGAGGCTACGACCATCACCGAGTCGAAGGCCGGCTTCACGATCCAGACGCTCTCCGTCAAGAAGATGGCCGTCCTGGGCGGCGCTTCTTCGGAGCTGCTCGAGGATTCGAACCTCGACGTTGCGAACCTGATCGCCACGCTCGCGGCCGAAGCCATCGCGAAGGAAGAGGACCGCGTTGGTCTTCTGGGTGACACCGGCGCCGGCGATGCCTACATGGGCGTCCTGAACGTCGCAGGCACCTCGTCCCACACCCTCGCGGCCGGCAACACGACCTTCGACTCCGTCTCCGCCGACGATCTTCTGGACCTGATCCGGGTTGCACCCTATCAGGCTCAGGACGGGGCGGCCTTCTGGATGCACCGGAGCATCCTGGACGTCTTCCGCAAGCTGAAGACGACCTCGGGT